GGTATTGCCAGTGAGATATTTCAACACGAAGTTGATCATTGCGCTGGTATTAATATATTCTTTGAAAGCGAAACTCCAGTCAAATGATGAGAGTTAATCGGCAATCCTCAATCTAAAGGTGGAACTTCCCTTGATAACGCGGAGGATCTATTATTAAAACGTCAGTCAACAAAACCTACTAAACAAATTGAAAATGACTAATAAGGATATTCAAAAAAGAGTATTAGAATTATGTGGTTCTGATGATCCTGAAAAAGTATTAGATGAACTTCGCAGAGTTAAGGAAGAAAAGGTTTATAGATTACAAAACGAAAAGATGAGATTCTATGAACCTAATGGAAAGTGTGAGGAGTTTATAAAACAAGTAGGATGTGGAACTAACTTTATCATTATGTTTTCGGCTGCTAATGGCGTTGGCAAGACGTGTGTTAGCGCTAATATTGTTGCTAATATCTTATGAGGCAAAGATAATGAGAATCCATACTTTGATTATCCTTTATTTAAGAACTGGCCATTCCCTAAACGTGGTAGAATTATATCTGATCCAACTAATATCGGAAAGAACTTAATACCAACATTGAAAGAATGATTCCCTGAAGGTAGATATAAAACTACTAAGGCAGGTAAACAATTCGAAAGTGTTTGAACCACTGACACTGGTTTTGAATTTGATGTAATGACTTATGAGCAGGATCCAAAAGAATTTGAAGCCGCAACTTTAGGATGAGCTTGATTTGATGAACCACCACCAGAGAGCATATTTAAGGCAACTGTTGCTCGTATGCGTAAAGGTGGTATTATCTTTATATCAGAGACACCTTTATATGGAGCTTGACTTTATGATCATATCATCGCCAATCCTGATAAAGATTTAGCTACTAAAGGGCAAAGAGTTTATATTGAGGCTGGAGTAGAGGATGCTTGTAAGACTCACGGCATTAGAGGCCATTTAGATCACGATGTTATTATGAAAATGATTGGTGAGTATTCCGAGGAAGAGAAGCAGGCTCGTATTTATGGAAAGTTTCAACATCTTATTGGCTTAAGATTCAAACAATTCAGTCGTAATATCCACGTTATCAAACCTTTTAATATAACCTATAAAGATTTTACAGTCTATGAAGCTTTAGATACCCATCCAAGGAACCCAGATATGGTTAATTGGATTGCAGTTGATAGAAAGGGTAATAAGTATGTGATAGCTGAATTAAAGGCCAAATGCGAAGGAGGTACGGAGGAATTAGCTGAAAGGATAAAGAATATCGCCTCACAATATAGAATTCAAAGGAGGATTATCGAACCTGCCGCTTTAGTAGTGGATCAACACGATGATACCGGTAAATCTTTATCAGAAAAGTTATCAGGTTTTGGACTTACTTATTACCCTGCTAGTAAAGTTAGAGTCCAATCGGATCGTAGAATTGAGGACGCGTTATCTTTTCAAAAGATTAAGGTAGGTGATGCCGAGGAAATGATAAGAGCTCCAGAATTATATATCTTTGATACCTGTCCTAACACTATTTGGGAGTTCGAACACTTGCGTTGGGACGAATGAAAAGGTAAGATTGCCGATGATAAAGATAAGAAGGAAAAAGCAATTGACAAGGATGATCACGCCATTGAAAATATTGGTAGAATTATGATTATAGAGCCTTCATTTTCAGAGGTGGTTGCAAATGATAATTCTTATAGTGAAGTCAATTATGATCCATACGAAAGATAGTCATTAAACGCTTGACTTTTTTTAATAAATTGTGTATAATGCACGTATAAATAAATTATATGAAAATTACAACATTTACAGTTGATAAATATAAAGATTGTCCAATATATTATCGTAACTTTAAAAATGTTTTTGAATACTTAACGATAATTAATGGCCAACTTTATACAACTCATTTATCTTTAAAACCTCATTGAGTTACAAAAATACTTTATATATTAAAAGTAGAAAAAATACAATACAGCCGACAGCATATTGATTTAATGTTAAAACAATTACGTCGTTTGGCTGAAACAACAATTGATGTCGTTCTTGATGAAAGTAATAAAGGAAATAGCCAATAATTAAATTATAAATTATTCTTTATGAAAATAATCAAAGGAACAAATTCAATAATCGGATCTAAGGAACCTCAACATACACTTCCATCTTTTACTCTCAATTCAAAAGATTTACCAGAGATAAAAGATTGAAAAGTCGGTGAGGTTTATTTTTTTAAATTAAAAGCCGAACAAATTGAAATGGGTAAAGGTGAATATGAATTTTCTAATTATACTAATTCAAAAGTAATCCACGCAAGATTTCAAATAATAGAAATTGAATCAGATGGTAAGGAAAGTTATGAGGAAGAATACGCACGTAAAAGAAATAAATAAATTTACTATTATGCCAAAGAAATTTGATGATGCAATAAAAAATGGTGGAAAAGTAATTACTAAAAGATTGAATGATAAGCAATACATTCATATTGTTTATCCTAAAGGTGGTGGTGCTCCTATCAAAGGAGAAGTCAAAAATTATAAAACTTTAAGTCGAGCTCACAAAATATCTAAATAGGAAATCGCTCAACTATTTATGATAAAAAAAGACAAAAAAGTTCAAGATCAAAATACTACAAAAATAACTGAGGCTAAACCAATTACTGATTATAAAGATTTGATTGATCAGGTTGAAGCCGAATATCAAGTAGCGTGATGATATATGAAACCTAAAATTGACAAATGAGCTGTTAGGTTAAAATTATACAACAATCAGAAAAGAGATGACGAAGCCATTGGTGATCCGTTACTTTTTACAATTCATCAAACTGTTTTAGCCGCTTTATATAACGATAGATTGGCTGTGGAATTTATGGGCAGAGAAGAAGGCGATGAAGAGACCGCTGAAAATTTAAATTCTTTAGCTAATTATGATTACGATGAAATGGAAAAGGATCAAATAGATTATGAGTGAGATTGAGACACTTCATTTTTTGGTAGAGGTTTAATATTAATGTTAGAATTTGATAGAAAATTAAAATGTCCAATACCTGAAGTAGTTGATATGATGACTTGATTAAGAGACCCAAGAGCTACTTCAGTTAATGGCGATAGAAAAGGTAGAGGTGCTATGAAGTTTGGCGGCCGTGAAATTAGATTATCAAAAAATGATATGGATAATTCTGGAATTTATTTTAATTATAACGATTTGAAAGCGGACACTGGAGATATTAGATCATTGGTTGATGCTAATACTGCCGCACGCGCTGAAGCACAAGGTAGACAGGACGTAACAAATTGAATGAACTTGAAAGGCGATAATGCTGATGTAAAACTATTAGAATGATTCACACATTATAAAGGTAAGAAAGTTTTAGTTACTTTAAGTAGTGATAGAAAAACTGTTGTTAGGTTTACTGAATTAGACGGTAATATTTGACCAATTATTGATAGAGCTATGTATCCAATCGCACACGATTGAGATGGTGTTTCTATTCCAGATTTAGTTGAGGATAAACAAAGAGGGCGTTCAGTTGTTCAAAATTTAGCATTAGCTGGAATTAAATTAGGACTACATCCAACCTATATCTATAATTCAAATATGATTAAAAATAGAGGTAACTTAAATATTGAATTCAATAAACATATTCCAGTTGAAGGTAATCCAAATAATGTGGTAGCTCCAATTGAAAGACAAACTGTAAAATCAGAAGTAAATTGAATCCTTGATGTTTTAGATGCTGCCAGTCAAAGAGCAACGGCCACTCCTGATATTCAACAGGGTGCTTCACCTGATGAAAAGAGAACAGCTACTGAATTAAATATGGTTTCATCAAAAGTTGATACTCGTTATTCTTTATCAGCTAAAATATTTGGATGATCAGAAAGAAGATTTTGAAAACAATATTATAGTTTATATAAAAAACATTTCGAGAAAGACATCGATGAAAAAGTTATTCGTATTGTCGGTGCTATGGGGGCTAAATGGAGAACATTAACCAGAGAAAATATTGTTTCTAATACTGACCCTGATATTAAGATTGAGAGTAAAGTTATTTCTGATACTCTTAAATTTAATGAATTACAAAAGTATAGATTATTTATAAAAGACGTTATGGCCACTGATCCACAAAATGCTAACGTTCGTTTTGCTTTAAGAAAGATTGGCAGATTATCAGGATTCACTAAAGAGGAAGTAGAACAAGTATTACCCCCTTCAATCGATGAATTAAATGCTGAACAAGAGAATCAAAAACTTGATTCAGGTGAGATTGTTCCAGTCCAAGTTTACGATGATGACTTCATTCATATGGAGATTCATAATAAGGCTAAAGATAGTCCTGAAAAGTATGCTCATATTGAAGCCCATAAGAAAGATATGATGTTAAAGAGAGCACGTCCTGAATTTGATGTCACTCGAAGTAATAGACCAGAAAATCCTACTGGGACAGAACCAGTAAAAGCTCCTGGAGTTGAGTTTATGAATAATAATCTTACTAATAAAATGCCATTAAATACTAAATAATGATTAAAAAGAAAACAACAAAAAAAATACAAACAGTTGTTTATACTGTACCAGTTAAAAAAGAGTCAGACGAACCTAAGGATAAAGCTCGTATAATTAATGCTCTTAATTCTTTACAAGCCAGCGAAGGTTGAGCAATTATCGTTAAGATTTTAGATGATAATATAAATTATTTAGAGAAATGTATTTTAGATAAGTTTGATCCAGTGACTCAACAAACTCTTAGCGAAACAGAAATTGATATGGCCAGAATAAAAAGAAATTTGAATATTGAACTAAAGAATACTCCGGAAAAATATAGAAAAGTTGTTGAAGATACTGGCACTAAGGAAGAGACGTATGATCCTTATTATCAAACTAAGAACGAAATTGATTTAGCAACATTAAAAGAGAATCGTAGATAAAGTTAATTGCTCTTTAATAAAAGAATTAGTGAAGTGTAGTAAATATTCGCAGTGATTTTTGCGAAGTTCACTTGAACTGTCTAAGTAAGGGACTTTGGCGATTTCCTACTTACTACCTATAATTTATTATAGGGAAAGTAGACGGTTCAATTGAGCTCCGCAAGGACTCTGCCATTAGATTTAGTCGATCTAATGAGGCCATTAGCAATAATGGTAGCCACTTAATTTGGTTTCGGCATTCTCCAAATAAGAGTGTGTATAAACTTATAATTATGCCAGAGATTGAAAACAATCAAGCCGATGAAACTATTATTAATAATAGTGAAATCGAGAACAGCAATTCTGAAGCTGATCAAAAAACAGATGTAACTACTACTGGTGGTGAGGATAACAGTGGTGGCCAAAGCGAAGGTGACAATGGCAATCCTAATCCCTCAAAAGATAAAGAAGCGCCAAAGTCCCAAGACAACTCACAAGAAATGGTGGACGATAATGAAGAGCCACCAGTGCGAAAACCATTATTATCAAAACAAGATTATATCATCGGACGTCAACGATCAAAACTTCTTAAAGAAAAAGAGAAGGCTAACGATGATGAAGGTGATGAATCTGATGAGAATGATGAAATTGCACCAGAGGACGAAGCTATGATAACAAAAGTTGTAGCTAAACACTTTGCTCCAATAATTCAACAAACTCTTGATGCCGAGGACGATAAAGCAGTCAATGATTTTCTAAAAGAAAATCCCGATATGCGAAAGTATGAGTCCAAAGCCAGACGATTTATGAAACACGAGTCTCGTAAAAACATTCCAGTGGAGTCGATATTTTACGAGATAGCAGGTAAGGAAATGTTTAAAATCGGAGCTGATCGTAAGTCAAAAGCTGACGAGATAGCAAAGAATTCTCAAACTGGAGGTGGTTCTAATCGTGGCAATGAAAATAAAAAAGGTGTCTGAGAGATGAGTGATGAAGAGTTTAAAGCAAAGCAAGATAGTATTAGGCGTAATGCTCAATAATATCTAAATCTTAATAGTTAATTAAATTTTTAAAAATGTCGATTACTACACGTACACAAATACCAGCCGAAGTAAACAATTTTTATGATAAGACTCTTTTAACAAGAGCATTACCATTACTTGTTCACACACGCTGAGCACAGGTTAGAGACATTCCTAAGAATGCTGGTACCAAAACTATCAAATTTCGTAGGTATGGTAATTTAGCCGTTGCGACTACCCCATTAACAGAAGGTGTAACTCCTGTTGGTAGTCAATTATCAGTAACAGATATTACAGCCACTGTAGCTCAATATGGTGACTATATTACTGTTTCTGATGTCGTATCCTATGAAAGTGAGGATGCCGTATTAATGGAAACTGCTGAACTCTTAGGAGATCAAAGCGGTGACACCATTGATCAACTCTGCAGAGACGTAATGAATGCTGGAACTGGAGCAGTATATTCAGGTTCAGGCAATACCGAAACTGCTAATGTTAATACAGGAGATGTTATTACTCTTGCTAACTTAGATACTGCTATCGCTACTTTGAAAGCAAACAATGCTCGAAAGGTAACAACCCAAGTCAATGCTTCCACTGGTTACAACACCAGTCCAATTAAACCTGCATTTATTGGAATTATTCACCCAGTCATTGCTGTAAAAGTTAAAACTTTAGCAATCGCTTCAAGTCAATGAATTCCAGTTGAAAAATATGCAAGTCAAGTTGGTGTTATGGAAGGTGAAATTGGTTCTTATGAGGATATTCGCTTTATCGAAACTAATAATGCTAAAATCAAAGCATCAGCAGGGGAAAGCTCTAACGATGTTTATTGTACTCTCGTGTTTGGCCAAAATGCTTATGGTATTACCAGAATTTCAGGTGAAGCTTTAAAGAATATCGTCAAACCTTTAGGATCAGCTGGTTCCGCAGATCCATTAGATCAAAGAGCAACTTCAGGTTGAAAGTCAAAATTTGTTGCTAAGATTCTTAATGAGAACTTCATTCAAAGAATCGAAAGTGCAAAGGTCTAATAAAACTTTGGAAAGTCGCACGCCAAAGTCCTTAATAAAAATTAATAGGAAAAACTCTTATGAGTAATAAAGACATAAAAAAGGATCCTTTATTGGCAATAGATGAAAGTCCAGAACCATCAAAGGATAATGTAGGCAGTACTATCGAAGCAAAACCTCCTGAAGTACAAAATACTCCAGTGGTTGAACTAAGAAAAATAGAATTACCTACAGGAAAGGACGTAATTGCTGAAACCAAAGAAATCCTTTCAAAGAAACCAAAAATTAACTTTATGCTTCCTTTAACAGACGGAGAAAAACCAGGGGCAGTAGAAATTGTTACTATCAATGGTTATCAATTATGAGTGCAAAAAGGTGTTATGGTAGAAATACCAGAACCTGTTGCAAAGATTTTAGCCGAAAAATATCGCATTGCGATGACTTTAGGCCAAGATAAATTAATTGATAGAAATCAAGACGTTAGAGATTCATTAAGTTAAAAGTCGTAATTTAATAATGATAAATTTCTTGCTATGGATAAGAATTATCGAATCAATGGTTGTATTACAGCACCAGGATTAGCTATAGGTGGAGGTAGCAAATATACCTTTAAATATGGCAATACCTTTCAGGTAAGACACAATGGTGTTATCTCGGTTGCTACAACTACCGCTGATGCTCCAGCTTTAACAACTGCAGAAGCTTCAGATGGAACTACACCAACCATATTAGCAATTGACTACAATAGAATTTACACGCTTTTAGCCACTGTAAATTCTACATCTGGAGTCGTTACTTTTTCTTTGGCCGTAGGTGCTGATTTTTCAGAAGCCCGTAGACCAACTTTCAGTGATATTAACTTCGGTAATGCCGCAGATAATGATTCACAAAAAGCAGTCGTAGGTTTCGTATTGATCAAGAATACTACTAATACATTTACACCAGGTTCAACCGCATTAGATGCCACTGGAGTAACTGTCGAGTATTTTGACAATATTGTTAGTTTTTTAGGTATGTAATTAACTTAGGGGATCGCCAATAAATAAAGTAATATGAAATACACAGATTTTGCTACATTAGTCCGCTACTATACAAAAACTAATTCAACCACACTTACTGATGCTAATATTTTAATTTTAGCAAACATCTTTAAAGATGACATTGCTGGAACAATAAGCACTGAAGTAGGTGAGGACTATTTTGGTTTACGTTTTGAACGTGACTTAATTGCTGATCAGCGTGAATACGATTTGCCAAGCGAGTTAATGGCTCGTATGAAGTACCTAAATGCAAAGTTAGATGGTACTAATTGACTTCGTTTAAAAGAAACTGATTTGCCGAATTATGGCAAAACCTTAGATGAGACAACTATTAGATTAAATTACTCAGATAGAGATCCCCAATTCGATATTTGAGATAACGGAATATTTATCTTATCAGGTGATGCTATAATTGATGTTACCAATGGTTTGAAACTTTGGGCAATTATATTCCCAAGTGATTTTACTTCATTGACAAGCACTGAGGATATGTCAACTAATCCAGATGACTATACTCACGGATTTCCGAAACAGTTTCACGAACTTTTGGCACGTAGAGTTTCAATTGCTTACAAATCAAGTAAGGATAAGCCCATACCTCTTAACGAAAAAGAAAAGATGTATGAACTTGATTTGGCAAGGGCGATCCAAAAGATGAAGGATACTAATTTGGATAGGTCGACTACACCAACAGTACCTTTTGATGATGGGAGTGATTACTAATTCCCAGTTAATAGACTGTTAAAAATAAATTATGATTACAGCTAAAATCAAAAATGCCAAAAAAGAGTTTTCATTGCCAGACAATGCCTCTTATTTGGACATCTGAATCGATATTTATGATGAAGGTGAAGTGGTTGCTGAACGTAGATTAAACTTTCCAATAGGGACATCTAAAGAAGCAATTGAAACCGAAGTTGATAAGTATTGTGAGATGTATGAGAATGATCATAAACTTGCCGCTGAAGCTGAAAAAAGGTCGAAAGATGAAGCAGAGGCAGACAAGGTCTTGGCTGAATTAATCCCAACCAAGTAATTTAATAAATTTTTAAGTTAAACATATATGTTCAATCCATTCAAAGCCAAACTCGGCTTAAAAGAGAACGTTGAATACGTATTGAAAAATGAGAAGGGTGAAGTCAAACAAATTTTTCAACCAAACAAGTTTTATAGCTTTTTGATGAAGAAAGGTTTAGCTTCTCAAAACTTAACCTCTCCTTTATTCGGACACTATTCAGATAAATTAGTTATCAGTAATTTGGTAACTACTGTCGGTGTTTCTGGAATTGCCGCTCGTATAAATGGTTCGGGATCACCTGCTGCATATACCTATATCGCTTTAGGTTTAGGTACTGCTGCCGCTGCTGATGCTGATACACAATTAACAAGCGAAATTACAACGTCAGGTGGTGCAAGAGCTTCTGCTTCAGTTTCATTGGTAACAACTGATACTGCTGGAGATACTGCTCAACTTCAAAATACCTTTAACTTTACAACTGGCGGAACATTCGCTATTTGTGAATCTGGTGTTTTAAACGCCGCTTCAACTGGTACATTACTTGCTCATCAAGTATTCTCTGCCATTAACGTTGCTTCAGGTGACTCATTACAAGTTACTTGAAAATTCGACGTAGATACTGCCTAGTATCAAAACTGGAAATCGCCAGTTTTTTAACTAAAACTATAAATTAAATCGCTATGGAAGATTTAAAAAATAAAAGAATACTAGTAGGAATACCATCAGCCTCAGGAATGATTTCTGCTTACGTATTCAATAGTTATATGCAACTAGATCGTCCTTGTCCAATTGCCCCACTAATCATAGAAAGACAATCAGTTGATGAAGCTAGAAACTACATTATGGAAATAGCTATTAGAATGCAGGTTGATTATATATTCTTTGGAGATGATGACGGAGTATTGCCTACTGATACATTAACAAAATTAATTGAGGATGATAAAGATATAGTTGGTGCTCCTATGATGACAAGAAATCCTAGAGAGAGGGGAGAACACGCACTTTGCGTTTTTGAAAAGTATGATTTCTATATTGGAGATGGAAAGAATGTTTCTAAATATAGGTCAATGAAGGAATTAAGAGACCCAAATGATCCGAAAAAATATCTTTTTTCTGTTGACGCTACTGGTGGTGCTTGCTTATTAATTAAGAGAGAAGCTTTTGAAGCTTTATTCTTAAAACATAACGGAAGACCATTTGAATTTATACACGAAACACATATAACAAAAGAACACGGCGTTACACTGCGTAATATTTCAGAGGATATGTGCTTTTCAGAAAGAGCAAAGGAATCTGGTTTTGAGATATGAATCGATACAAGAATTAGACCAGTTCATTTAGGAAAACCAAAATTTACAAGATTTGAAATGGAGGGTGAGGATTTGCCTTTAATAAAAGAACCATTAAGGGGAGTCGCAAATCTATCAGAGAGTTTAAAAATTGATAATATTGATTCCAATGGAAAACAAATTTAAAGATAAAAAATGTTTAATCGCTGTCCCTTGTGGGAGTGGTTATGTCCCATTCATTACAGTCAATTCATTGATGGCTTTAAAATTTCCTTGTCAATGTAGCTTCATAATGAAAGATAGAACAAGAACAGATCAAGCAAGAAACTATTTTGCCCAAGAGGCACTTATACAAAATTGTGATTATCTCTTTATGATGGATGACGATAACCCAGTCCCCCCAGATACTTTAGAAAAAATGTTAGAGGATGATAAGGATATTGTGATAGCCCCTATTTTATCTCGTAATGCAAATAAAGAAGGAGAAAATGATCTTTGTGCTTTTTATTCAAGAGATGAAAAAATAGATGATAAGATAATAAAAATATATCATAATATCAAAGATTTTAAAGAAGAAGGTTATTTACATCAGATAGACGCTGGTGGTTGTGGGGCCATTCTTATTAAAAGAAAAGTTTTGGAAAAGTTAAATGAATTATATAGTGGAGAGATTTTTGAATATGGAAATATTAAATTCAGTAAAAAGTATAATATAGAAGGAAGAATGATTGATAAAAGGACAATGTCTGAAGATTGCGAATTTTCAGAAAGGGCAATTAACGCTGGTTTTGAAATGTGATTAGACGATAGGATATGTCCAATACATATTACCCAATTTCAGGTCGTTAAATATAAAAAGGATAAAAATTAATAATGGCATACGAAGTAACGACAGCAAATAGTAGTTTAGAATTTGATACAGCAGAAGGGAATAGTAATAAATGTATTAAATTAGATGATACCCATTTTATTAACTGTTTTAGAACAGGAGGAGGATTGAAGTGTCAAGTTTTTGCCGTTAATACCTCTAATTTTGCCGTTACTACAGCAGGTGCTAAATCAAATGCATTTGATGATTTATATGCAGATCAACAAATGGCTGGTTGTATGATTGACGCTACCCATTTTATTCTTTGTTGAGGTGATAGTACATACGTAGGACAAGCACAAATCTTCGTTGTTAATACTTCAACCTATGCTATAACTACAGCAGGAACAATGTTTAGTTTTTATGCGGGAGAAACAGGTTATCAAAGTTGCTATAAAATAGATACAAATCACGTAATTAATGTTCATTATGAAGGTTCTTCTCTTGATGGTTATGCAACAGTATTAGCAATTAATACGTCTACTTTTGCAATTACAACTGCCAGTACTCCATTCAAATTTGAAGCAGGACAAGCACAATATAACTCTTGTTATCAGATTGACGCTACCCATTTTATTAATTTTTGAGGAGATGGTGCAGATAAAGGAGAATCTGCAATTGTAATGGTGGTTAATACTACTACCTATGCCATTACAACTGCAGGAGACAAATTTCCATTAACAGCGACACAATATAAGGGACAATACAATTCTTGTGCACAGATAGACGCAAATCACTTCATTAATTTTTTTGTTAGTGCAGATGATGATGGATATGTTGGTGTTGTAATAGTTAATACTTCTACCTGAGCGATAACAACATCAAGTACTATTCTAGAATTTGATACTGACGTAGACACATACAATTCTTGTTTTGCTATAGATGCTTATCATTTTATCAACTTTTGAAATTCTACTTCCTCTCATAGTCAAGCACAGGTTTTTACAGTTAATAGTTCAAATTATGCGATAACGACGACAGCTACCAGATTAGAATTTGATACTAATGGAGATTTTTATGGTGCATATAACTCCTGCTACAAAGTAGATACGAATCATTATATAAATTTCTGACAAGGTCCTGATGATGATGGATTTGTCCAGGTATTTACTGTTGCCATTGCTCAGTCCCTCACGGCAACCTATACCGAAGTATTGAAAATAGTTTCTCCCGCAATTGCTAGCGTTCATACGTTTTTCAAAACCTTAACAGAAAGCTTGATTACCTTGGGAAATGCACTAAAAACTACGGCAAGAACATTTGTTAGCGTAATTAACGTTTTATCTGACAAGGTTTACAATTTTTCCAAAAATCTTGTAGAAATAGTTTCTAATTCCAGTTTATTAACTAATATATTATCAGCTGTAAGGACGGAAATAGTAAAGATTATTCCCGTTGAAACAAAAGAAACGGGTAGAACTCTAACTGACAATATTACTTCTACTGATAATTTGGTTATTCAGAGAACTTTCGTAGAAGTTTTTTCTGAAGTATTGAATACAATCTCATCAATAGGAAATTGGGTTATAGGAAAAGTTATTATTGATCCAGTAAAAGTTATTTCATCAAGATTAAATTTTTTTGGAAAAACATTATCCGAAATAATAAGGACTATCAACTTAGGTAGAAATTCAGTTTATTATGGTGTAGAAGGTACTGGATATATATCAACTCCT